CAGTCCCTTGAAGAATGGGTAATGCACAAATGTAACGAATGGCGTGACCACTACGAATCAACGTACAGCCAGAAGTTTGATGAATACTACAGACTCTGGAGAGGCCAATGGTCAACTGAAGACTCCCAAAGAGCCTCAGAACGCTCCAGGATTATATCCCCTGCACTACAACAGGCTGTGGAATCCAATGTAGCGGAAATGGAGGAAGCCACCTTTGGTAGAGGTAAGTGGTTTGACGTAACGGACGATATGGGTGATCCTGAACGTGCAGACGTAATGTTTTTAAGAAACAAACTGACTGAAGATTTTGAAAAAACCATGATCCGTAAGTCAGTAGCGGAATGTTTAATCAATGCTGCGGTATTTGGTACAGGTATTGGTGAAATAGTTATTGAGGAAGAAAAGGAAATGGCTCCTGCCACACAACCCGTCATGGACGGTCAGTTACAGGCAGTAGGAGTTAATATTACTGACAGGGTAATGGTTAAGTTACGTCCTGTAATGCCTCAGAACTTCCTTATAGACCCCACAGCTACCAGTGTGGAAGACGCTATGGGAGTTGCCATTGATGAGTTTGTAAGCAGACACATTATAGAACAACTACAGGAACAGGGAGTGTATAAATCTGACGTATACGTTGGTGATGCAGCCAGTGACACAGACCTAGAGCCTGACCAGGATTTAATACTGTACGACACAGACCGTGTACGTTTAACTAAATACTACGGTTTAGTACCAACTGAACTCCTTGAGAATTCCGAAGAATACGAAAAACTAGATACGGATTCGGAAAAAACCCAGTACACTGAGGCAGTAGTTGTTATTGCCAATGAAGGCATATTGTTAAAAGCGGAAGCAAACCCGTACATGATGAATGATCGTCCTGTAGTGGCGTTTCCGTGGGATGTGGTTCCCAGTAAATTCTGGGGTAGGGGCGTTTGTGAAAAAGGCTACAACAGCCAGAAAGCTCTTGACACTGAACTAAGAGCCCGAATAGACGCATTAAGTTTAACCATTCATCCTATGATGGCTATTGATGCTACAAGGCTTCCCAGAGGAGCCAGACCGGAAATCAGGCCAGGTAAGATGATCCTGACAAATGGTGACCCCCGTGAAGTTCTACAACCTTTCAATTTTGGACAAGTTAATCAAATTACTTTTGCTCAAGCATCGGCTCTTCAACAAATGGTTCAACAGGCTACTGGAGCCGTGGATTCTGCTGGTATTGCAGGTCAGGTCAATGGAGAGGCTACTGCGGCTGGAATATCTATGTCCCTTGGTGCTATTATTAAGCGTCATAAGCGCACACTGATTAATTTCCAACAAGCATTTTTATTACCTCTGGTTAAAAAAGCAGCATGTCGATACATGCAGTTTGACCCTGAAAATTACCCGGTTTCGGACTTTAAGTTCAATGCGTCCTCAACTTTAGGTATTATTGCCAGAGAGTACGAAGTAACCCAGCTAACACAGTTGCTTCAAACCATGAAACCAGATTCACCAATGTACCCGTCCCTAGTTCAGTCCATTGTGGAAAACATGAACTTGTCAAACAGGGAAGATTTACTTAATACCCTGAAACAAGCCGCTGAACAGGCACAAATGACTCCTGAACAGCAACAACAGGCACAACAGCAAGCCCAAGCCAAACAACAGGCAGAACTGGAGTTCCAGCAGTCTCAAACAGCCGTCCTTCAGGGACAGGCTCAAGAGTCCATCGCCAGAGCCAATAAACTGTCAGTTGAAGCCCAACTTGCTCCTGTGGAAACTGAAATTGACCGGATTAAGGCAATTACTACCAATCTTAAAACCGGAGATCAGGACGACAAAGAGTTTGAGCGTAGGTTAAAAATTGCTCAAACCATGCTAAAGGAGAAAGAACTTGATTTAAAAATCCCTTCTCCTCAAGCAAACGGCACTGACCAGACTAATGAGGAAGGTCAGATAATGCAACTGATGAGAGGAATGGAGAATGATGGTAACGCAGAAAGAATTGCAGGACGTAGTGTCTCAGGTCAACCAGAAATTCCAAGAGCAGGACCACCTGTTCCAAGAATTAACTAAACAGATAGGAGAGTTAGATAATGCCATACGGAAAGGGAACGTACGGAAATCAACGGGGAAGACCACCAAAAAAGCAGAAGAATAACTATAGTGCCCCAAAATCCAGTATTAAAAGAGTGAAAAAATCACAAAAGACTTAACATTTGTGTAAAAATATGATATAATAGAAAGTATACTTGTCCATTTAGGAGAAACAAGTGATTGAAAAAGAATTAGAGGTTTATTTTAATAATTACTTTGAAATGTTTCGTACACAAGGCTGGAAACAACTCGTTAAGGAATTTTCAGGCAACACTACGAACATTAATTCAGTAGAACAAGCTAAAGATGAAAAAGACCTTTTCTTTAGGAAAGGACAACTTAACATCATAGCTACAGTGTTAAACCTGGAATCTCAAATTACTGCATCATTTGAAAATGCTGAGAATGAATCCGACGATCTCGGAGACTCAGAATGATCTTATATGATTTTCGTTGTAAAAACGGGCATGAATTTGAAGATTACGTTGAATCATCAGTAACTCATAGTAGGTGCAAATGTGGTGCTGATGCAATTCGTTTAGTAACAGGCGGTAATTTTGAGCTTGACCCTATTAGCGGAGATTTTCCTTCCGCAACTAAAAAATGGGCAGACAAGCACGAACAAGCCGCTAAAACTAGCGACTAACGAAAGGAAAACTTAAGCCCTTTCATAATTTTCTCCATAATCGAGAGACGGAGTATTAATAATGGCAGCAAGACTGATAGATGAGCGTGAGGAAGCGGAAACAGAACTAAAGGAAGGAGAAGAGGTACAATCTTTAGAACAACAGGAAACCCTACCGGAACAAGCGGCAGAGCCTGAACCTGAAGAGGAATTACCTGCTAAGTACCAAGGCAAAAGCCTACAGGACGTTGTTCAGATGCATCAGGAAGCTGAAAAAGCATTGGGACGGCAAAGTGGTGAAGTCGGGGAACTTAGACAAGTTGTTGACCAGTTTATCCAAAGCCAAACACAACTCACACAACAAAACGCACCACAACAAGAACCAACGGAAGAGGTAGATTTTTTTACTGATCCTGAACAAGCGGTGTCTAAAGCTATTGAGAATCATCCAAGTGTAAAACAGACACAGGAATTGAACCAACAGCTTAAGGCTCAAAATGCCTTGGCACAGTTACAGCAAAAACATCCTGACGTTGAAACCATAATGAAAGACCCTAAGTTTGTAGAATGGGTCAAGGGTTCCAAAATCAGGACACAGTTACTTGCTTATGCTGACCAAGCCTACGACTTTGATTCCGCTGACGAACTTTTTACAACATGGAAAGAACGTCAACAGGTTGTTACACAGACAGCCGAAATGGAAAAACAAGGACGTAAAAAAGCAGTCAAGGCAGCGAGTACAGGTAATACACGGGGAAGTAATCCTGTTTCCAAGAAAATCTATCGTCGTGCCGACATTATTAAACTTATGAGAACTGACCCCGACAGGTATCAGTCATTATCGGAAGAGATATTAACTGCATACAAGGAAGGACGGGTCAGGTAGTCTAAACTAGGAGAAAATTATGGCTACTGCAACTTACCCAGGAGCATCGGGTAATACAGCCAAAACTGAAGCGGATAAGTTTATCCCGGAGATTTGGTCCGATGAAATTATAGCGGCTTATCAAAAGTCACTAAAAATGGCTCCTCTTGTTAAAAGAATGTCCATGAGTGGAAAGAAGGGAGACAAGATTCATATTCCCAAGCCCACCCGTGGTGATGCAAACGCAAAGGCGGCTGACACAGCGGTAACAATCATTGCGAATACCGAAAGTGAAATCGACGTTGACATCGATCGTCACTTTGAATATTCACGTTTGATTGAAGACATCGTTGAAGTTCAAGCTCTATCTAGCCTACGTCAGTTTTACACTGAGGACGCTGGTTATGCCCTAGCAACCCGAATTGACACAGACCTGATTAATGCGGCAACAGGTTGGGGTGACGGTACTAGAACTGCCTCTCCTGCCAACACTGGTGCTAACTGGGTCAACAGTCATTCTTACTACGTTAACGCCTCTTCAGGTCTAGCAACTTATGCTGCTGACACTGTTGCTTCAGGTGATAACTTTACTGACCTAGCGTTCCGTGAAGCAGTTAAGCTTATGGACGATCAAAATGTTCCTATGGACAATAGGAATCTGGTCATTCCTCCTGCCGCCCGTAAGTCAATTATGGGTATAGACCGATACGTTAGCTCTGACTTTGTAACAGGAAAAGGTGTAGAGTCCGGACTGATCGGAAACTTGTACGGTGTGGACGTTTATGTATCTTCCAACTGTCCTGTCATTGAAGTAGCTGCACAAAACAGTGCTTCAAGCCTTGACACTAGAGGTTGCCTATTCTTCCATAAGGACGCATTGGTGCTTGCAGAGCAAGTGTCCGTACGTTCTCAAACCCAGTATAAGCAGGAATACCTCTCAACCCTGTACACAGCGGATTGCTTGTATGGTGTAGAGACGTATCGTCCTGAAGCTGGATTCATCATTTGTATTGCTGAAGAGTAATATAACCCAAGGGGGATTTCGGTCCCCCTTTTATTTTACGGTGGAGATTTATGGAAAAACCAAAACTTACTCCTTTAGAATTGCGTAAAATACTCGACTCCGCAAGAAAACAAAGAGACAAATCCAAGGAGTCTTTGAATATAATTAATGTTGAATTTAATCAAATCTGCACTCAGATAAAGGACTTTCTTTTTAAGCCTGTTCCTCTGGTAGTAGCTCTTTCATTAGGATTATTAATAATACTAATATTAGTAGTTTAAGAGGAATACATCCATGCCATCAACTATCAAGCTAAAATATGGCTCTGGTGCGCCATCCGCTTCCGACCTTGTTCAAGGGGAACCTGCCCTAGACTTAACCAATAAACGTCTGTACTCAGAGGACGGTAGTGCTAATGTCTTGGAAATAGGTACAAACCCAACGGAATTGACCGTAGACGATGTTGCTATAAATGGTAAAATAATTACCATGACGGGTTCTACCAGTGATACTGCAACACTAACAGTAGGAACTAATGGTACACTGGACATCGTAACAACTGACGCTGCGGCTGAGGCTGCTAACATTCAAATAACTGCTGACGGTACTGCTGAACTGGCAGGTACTACCGTTACCCTAGATTCCTCCGGTGGTATTACTTTAGACGCTGACGGAGGAACAATTACTTTTGCTGACGCAGGTTCTTCTCTAGGAACCATAACATCTTCAGGTTACAGTGGTAATGCTGCTTCCGCAACGGTAGCTACAACCGTTACCATTTCCGACAATGAAAATACCAACGAAAACAATGCTATTATATTTACAGCAGGTGGTGATGTAGACGGTGGTAATATTGGTTTGGAGTCCGATGGTGATCTAACGTACAATCCATCCACAGGTCTTTTGTCTTCCACAGGCGTTACAGCGTCCGGTACAGTAACATTTGGTTCCTTAAGTGACGGAGCAGTTACTATTACTGCATTTGTTGATGAAGACGATATGTCTTCCAACAGTGCTACTCTTGTTCCTACCCAACAATCAGTTAAAGCCTATGTAGATTCCACAGGTAGTGGAACTATGTCTTCATGGGTACTTGAGGACGGAGACGGTACTGAAGTAACTATTGCTGACGCAAAGGAAGTTAAGTTTGTTGAAGGCGGTGGTATTGACATTGATTGGACTGATACTGACAATGGTACTGACGCTGATCCATACGACTTGACTTTTACAATTAATGCAGCACAGACAGGCATTACATCGTTACTAGCTACGGACATCAAGATAGGCGAAGACGATGAAACCAAGATTGACTTTGAAGACGCTAACGAAATTAACTTCTATGCAGACAACGAAAAGAAAGCAGAGTTAACGTCTACAGGTTTAAAGCTAATTGGTACTACACCTACACTAACAATCGGTGATGCAGGTGCAGAAGACACTAAAATAATTTTCGATGGAAACGCCCAGGATTTTTATGTGGGTTTAGATGACACAGACGATGACTTAAAAATTGGTTTAGGTTCCGCTGTAGGAACAACACCTGCTATTACAATAGATGAAAATCAGGACGTAGTAGCTAATCAGGAGTTCAGGGCAGTATCATACAATGAAACTTATGTAGCCCCAACAAGCTCCTCAAATGCTACAACAATAGCATGTGAAAGCGGTAACTACTTTAAACATACGCTTACAGAAAATACTACATTTACATTCTCTAATCCACCTTCAAGTGGCACAGGATATTCTTTTATTCTACACTTAATACAGGACTCCAGTGCCAGAACAGTTACATGGCCAGGTGCAGTTGATTGGGCTGGAGGTTCTGCCCCTACTATTAGTACAGGTAACGGAGATGATGACTTTTATGTATTTGCTACCTCAGACGGTGGAACAACTTGGTATGGCTTTACTGCTGGTCAGGCACTTGCTTAATGAGTAGAACTGCACACAAGTTATTATCTGCATCAGGTGGAAAAGCCTACGAAATAGATCAGTCTTTGATGTTTGAGGTTGCGGATAGCTCTTATTTAAATCGGACTCCAAGTTCAGCCAGTAACCAAAGAACATGGACATTTAGTACATGGTTTAAAAACACTTCAGAAAATTATTCAGGTGGATCAATATGGACATCGTGGGATAGCTCAACACAAAGTGATGCCAGTTATGGTTGGATGGGTCTTTATCAGGATAAACTTCACATAGGTGGATGGTTTACAAACTGGAGAGTAACAAACAGATTATTTCGTGATGTTGGAGCCTGGTATCATATAGTTGTTGCTGTCGATACTACTCAGGGAACAGCGGACAATAGAGTTAGAATTTATATAAACGGTGTAGAAGAAACTTCTTTTGCAACAAAGAATAATCCATCTCAAAATTATGATTTACCTTGGAACAGCACTCAACAACATAGGCTTGGAGCTATAAATAGTGCAACTGCTTATTATTTGGGAGTATATTTAGCAGAAACTCATTGTATTGATGGGTCGCAATTAACACCAAGTTCTTTTGGTGAAACCGATTCTGTTTCGGGGGCTTGGATTCCTAAGAAATATGTAGGTTCTTACGGCACTAATGGTTTTTATTTAAAATATGTATCAGGAGCATTAGGAACGGACAGTTCTGGTAGCGGAAATAATTACACGGCAAATAATTTAGCAAATTCAGATGTCATGCTTGATACGCCCACTAATAATTTTTCAACATTAAATTCAGTTCAAGCTTTTAACAGCACTACAGGCGTTTTAACTCAGGGTAATTTATTTTTTGCAGCAGGAGCTTATTCTAGCGGTCATTATTCAAATATAAGTTCAACTTTTAATGTCCCTGCAAGTGGTAAATGGTATGTAGAATGCAGAGTTTCTATTGAAGCTGGCAGTGGAAACGCAGCATTTTTTGGGGTTGTTGACCAAAATATAAATTGGCTTGGGGTAGCAAATGAAAATCTAGCAGGAGCCGATGGGCTTTTTAACAGTCTTTATCTCAATTATATAAAAGTTTGTGACAGTGGTAGTGTAGGAACTGGAAATACCAGCGCAACAGCAACTTCATATATTTTTGGAATGGCTTTAGATGTAGATAATGGTTATGCGTATTTCGGTGTAGACAGTGGCAGTGCAATGGTTTGGTATCAAGCTGATGGCAGTACATCAGGAGGTGATCCTACTTCTGGATCAACTGGAACTGGAGGATTTGCAAGAACATTTACTACCAACGATACTATTACTGTATCAACTTCTGTTTCTTCATCGGGTGGAGATGGTAGTCAAAACCATTTGAACTTTGGTCAAAACGGAACATTCTGCGGAACAGAAACAGCAGGAGGAAATGCAGATGGCAATGGTCGGGGCAATTTCTTTAGATCCCCTCCGTCTGGATACCTTGCGTTATGCTCTCAAAACCTTCCCACGCCAACAATTAAAAAATCTTCAGAGCATTTTAATACAAAGTTGTACACAGGAAATGGAGCTACTGCTCAAGAAATAAGTTTAGATTTTAATCCTGATTTAGTTTGGATAAAAAGCAGGTCAGATTCAGAACATCACAGTCTTGTAGATAGACTTCGTGGAGATGTAGCAGTAAATTCTAATCAAAATATTGCAGAATATGCTGTTGCTAATTTTGATTGGAATACTAACAACACAGTAGATGTTCCAGTTTACGCCAATACTTATTCCATGAATACTAATAGTGATAATTATGTTATGTGGCACTGGAAGGCTAATGGGTCTGGAAGTTCAAATGAAGATGGTTCTATAAACACTACAGCAACCAGTGTAAATACAACAGCAGGTTTTAGTATATCGACTTACACAGGCACAGGAAGCACTGCAACTGTTGGTCATGGGCTTGGTGTAGTACCATCAGTTATAATTATAAAAAACAGAGGTCAGACAGATGATTGGGCAGTTTATTCACGAGGTGATGCAACCGATTATTTGGAGTTAAATACCAATAGTTACAGTCCAATTGCATCTACCGATGATAACACGTATTGGAATGACACAGCCCCAACAAGTTCTGTGTTTACAATTGGTACAGCACACAGCGTCAATGCCAGTTCTGAAACTTATGTAGCGTACTGTTTTGCAAATGTCGAAGGTTTTTTTAAAAGCGGAACCTACACGGGTAATGGAGAAGCAGAAAACGGCCCTGTTGTTTATACAGGGTTTTCTCCAGCTTTAGTTATAGTAAAAGAAGTTAGTTCAGCAGGTGGTTCTTGGTTTATGTGGGACAACAAACGTGAAGTTGGAAATGTAAAAGATGCTGTAGTTTGGGCAGATTACTCTAACGCAGAAACATCACACGCAACATATGAAATAGATGTTCTTTCTAATGGATTTAAGCTACGTGGAGATAATGGCGGCACAAACCAAAATGGAGAAACAATGCTATATATGGCATGGGCTGAATCACCATTCAAATATGCAACAGCGAGGTAGACAATGTACGCAATCGTAAAAGACGGTGCAATCACCGCAACAGGAAACATAAAACAGTTATTTCCTAACACCTCATTTGCCGGTGGCGTAGCCAATGCAGAATTTAAAACTGCTGAAGGTGTAATGGATATTGTGCAGGGTGAACGCAAAGACCAGAAGTATTATTACGTCACACAAGGTGATATTGCTTTAGTTGATGGAGTTCCCACACAGCAATATACAAATACTGCTAAACGCCTAGTAGATGAAGACGCTAAAGATGAAGACGGTAATCAGCTATACGTTCAGGTCTGGGATGCTGACAAAGAAGAGATGGTTGATAGTAGTGAGAAATTAGTCAACCAAGGTTTAAAAACTGTAATGACTGCTCAAGTCAAAGACACAGCAAATAAACTATTAAATTCAACAGATTGGATGGTAATACGCAAAGCAGAGCGTGATGTAGCAATACCAAGCGCAACATCTACATATCGTGCAGCAGTAATAACAGAATGTGCAAGACTAGAAACAGCAATAGCTAATGCAGCAGATGTAGACGCATTGGCAACAGTAATGGCAGGACAAGATTGGCCTAAAGGGGATTAACTAATGAAATTTTTAGGATTACTATTAATTGTATTTATAACAGGGTGTCAGACAGCAGGTATGGAATATTACCAAGCTGTAGAAAAGATTGCGATTGCTCAGAGTCAAGCTCAACAAGCAAAGTCTGAAGCCCTTAGTAAAATAGCAGCTAGTGGAGACAACAGCGCAGCAGGTTCAGCAGTCATGGCGTTAGCGTTAATGCAATCTCCTAATATGAATGTTATTCCACAGCAGTCAGCAGCACTTGAGTGGTCTAAAGCAGTTTTACCAGTTGTAGGTTCACTAGGAGCCATGTGGATAAGCTCAGACGCACAAAAGACAACTGCTAGACACGCTATGACCTCTAATTTAGCCAGGATAGAGCAAGAAGGAAACAAGACTACAGCCCTATATGAAATGCTAGGATCAAACAATGACAACATGTTAAATCTTGGTCTAGGTGGCTTTGACGCTGTAAATGAAGCAGGAGCGCAAAGTGTAGAATTGGGTCTAGCAAGTATAAATGGAGTTTCCGGTGGTGATAATTCAAATGTGCTAGAAGCTATAAACAATATAAACTACACCAGTAATTTCCAAAGTATCCTTAATGCCATTGGTAATATTTCAGTACCTAATTACGATGCAAAACTTGAAGAAATATTAACACAACTAAATAATTCCAATACAGTATGGGTTGCAGGTGTTAATTGTGTAAACTCTACTAACAATGGGGTAATAGGTGTTGGCGGTATAAATACAGAATTACCTGTGTGTCCTAATTAACTATGGCAAAAAATGATGAAGAATTTGAACTAGGGCATCCTGTTATAGAAGCATTGATTGACAGGGCAGCTAAGAAGGCTGTAAAAGCCTCTATGGTAGATTTAGGTTTATCTACTAAGGATGTACATGAGTTACATTCTTTATTATCCACCTATAGATCAATACAAAACAGTATTATTAGTACCGTAACTAAAGCAATAACTTTAGTTGTCTTAGGGGCTATAGGTGCAGCGGTGTATTTACATGAATGGCCTAAATAACCATGTTACTAGAGAGGCTTAGATGGACCCGATTACTGCCCTTAGTATGGCATCAACAGCGTTTAAGGGCGTTCAAGCGCTCGTTGCAAGAGGTAGGGAAATTGAGGACGTTGCAGTCCAGCTTGGAAGGTGGTACGGATACGCCTCAGACATAAAGGAAGCTGAAAAGGAATCCAAAAAACCCCCTATATTCCGTAAACTACTTGACAGTGGGAGTGTTGAACAAGAGGCTTTAAATTCCATTATAGTGAAAAAGAAACTAGAGGAACAGGAGAGACAAATAAGGGATCTATTAATTATCAGGTACGGAATAGAAACGTACCGTGAAATGATCCAGATGCGTAAGGACATTAAAGCTAAAAGAGAAAAGCTAGTATACGCACAAAGACGCAGAAGAAGAAATGTTTTAGATTTTATTACAATAACTATTGGTTTGTTTATTAGTGGTGCAATTATATACGGTTTTTATGATTTACTAATGAACTTTTCACGATGAGTACAATGGCTTTTTTACTTATGGTTATTATAGACGGTGAAGAAGTTAGAACCAGAAACATGCACTTTAGAGACATTAACCGTTGTAGATATTTTGCGGATAGATTGGAAGACAATGAAGCTAAAGTAACAGCGTACTGTAAACCTGTTATGGTTCCACAAACAACAATTTTTAGGGACTAATATGTGGCAAGCGTTAATATCACCTGTAGCTAATCTTGTAGGTGGATACCTAAAGAATAAGCATCAGGAAAAACAGGCTGTACATGCGTCCAAGATGAGACGTATAGAAGCTGATGCCGATTGGGAGGCCATACAAGCAGATGCGTCAACTAATAGTTGGAAGGATGAATGGTTTGCTGTCATTCTCAGCTTGCCTCTTATTGGGGCTTTTATTCCTGACATCGTTCCTTATGTGGAACGTGGGTTTGCTGTTCTTGAAACTATGCCTGATTACTACAAGGCTTTCTTAGGCGGGGCTATAGCCGCTAGTTTTGGACTTAAGAGTTTGTCCAACTGGGGTAAGAAGTAATGCCTTGGTTGCCTGGAGGTTCAGGAGGTTATTATGGTGGAACGTCTTCTCCTTTTTGGACAGGAGGTTCATTTAATCCTACTAACCCTATAACTATTATACCTGGAGTAGATTTTAATTTTGGTATGCTTAGTCCGTATGGTAATTACGGCAATGCGTTACAACAAGGATTACAATTAGATGCTTATGTTCGGTGGCTTTTGTCTCCCGAAGGAAATAAAACTTATTTTGAAAAAGAAGTTTATCCTGCAATTATAGACATGCTTTTAAGAACAGAAGGACAAGATGCAGCAGATAAATATAAAGAATATATAGATTTTCTTAATGCAGGAGGAAATCCAGAAGATTGGAACCCAGACGGAAGCGGTGATAATGGAGGTACTGATGACGGTGGTGGTGACGACCCTCCTACTCCTCCTTCAGAACCCACTGGTGCAACAGGAATATCTATTGAAGGTTGTGGTTTTGGAGAAGTTAGTTATGAACCCACTGACGAATTAGGAACAGTTTATGAAACTGTTACCTGTGCTCCTATTTCAGAGTTTTGTGCTTTATTTTCTAATTTATGTAATGGTGACGGAGAAATTATTGGTGTTACGGACTCTATTGCGTGTCCTCCATGTAACTCAAATCAAACTTGTAATGAAACAACTGGAAAATGTGAAGATAAAATAGATAATGGTGGTGTTCAACTATCTTGTGGGGATATTGGTAGGGAAGACCCTTCAGGTGACTCTGGAACTTGCGGTGAGTGTCTTCCAGGATATAAACCAGACAATACTAAATTATCACCTTTTGAAGGAATAACTCCTTGTGTTAAAATAGAAGATCGAATAGACGAAAACCCTGAATGTGCTGAAATACATAGGGAAACTGAAGAGGATGGACGTTGTGGAAACTGTAAACCCGGTTATGAGTCGGATGGAGATTTTTGTGTTAAAATAAACAACACTATTACATTAGGTACTGATGACGATGATGACGATGACGGTAACAACACTGAACCTAGTTTATCCTGTTCAGAACAATTCCGTAAAGTAGATCAAGTTGTTCAATGGGGAGGAAGTGATTCTCCTGCTACAGAAGTATGTGGTGGATGTATTGACGGATACACAGAAGACGCATTAGGAAACTGTGTTCAAGATAATAATAATACTAACAATGTAGATGATCCAGACAATGATCCATGTGCTGACGTTGATTGTACTGACGAAGCTAATGCTAATAACGCCTGTTGTACTGATGGAGGAAGTACACCATTTGATTGTGCTTCAGTAGGTAAATTACCTCTTTGGGCAGGAAGTCAACCAACAAGTGAAGCAGATTGTGGAGACTGTTTACCTACTCACACTCAAAATCCAGACGGCTCTTGTTCTCCAAAAGTAAACGGAGGAGACAATGGTACAGATCCCGGATTAGGAACTGGAGCAGGTGCTGGAACAGGAAGTATAACTGAAGGAATGTTTAAAAAGTACCTACCTGAATTTCAACCGATAAATTCTGAATTGTTAGGTAGAGCACCTTCATATAGTCGTGGAATGAATATGGAAGGATTATTCAAAGGATTTTTTTAAATGACATACTTAGATATAGTAAATAATGTATTAAGAAGACTAAGGGAATCCACAGTATCCGACATTACTGAAACAACCTATTCCACTATGGTAGGTGATTTTGTTAATGACGCTAAAAAATTGTGCGAGGATGCTTGGGATTGGTCGGCATTACGGACGGACATAACAGTCACTACATCAAGTGGTACATCCAGTTATTCCTTAACAAACAGTGGTGAAAGCACTAAAGTCCTGTATGCTTTGAATGATACAAAAAATTGGTTTATGGAGTACCAGACACAGAAATGGTTTGACGATAAGTATTCCATAGCAACTCCAGCAGACGGAAGCCCTAATTATTATACGTTTGACGGCATTGATTCCAGTGACGATACTAAAGTAAAACTTTATCCAAAACCAAACGCCACTGAGTCAGTAGTATTTACAGTAATTAAAAAGCCTGTAGCGTTATCGGCTAAAACGGATACTTTATCTATACCACATCAGCCTGTAATACACATGGCTGTAGCTTTGTTGGCTAGAGAACGAGGGGAAACTGGAGGAACAAGTGCACAGGAATACTTTGGTTTATCCGATAAATTTTTAAATGATGCTATAGCTCTGGATGCTTCCAAACACCCTGAAGAAACTATTTGGTATACACCTTAATGGCTCAACAATTACAAAACTTAACTATTGGGGCTCCTGGATTTAAAGGAGTCAATACACAGGACTCTCCTGTTAACGATGATTTTGCTTTTGCTTCAGTAGCGGAAAACTGTATTATTGACAAGTTTGGACGTATTGGTGCTAGGAAAGGAATTAAAACATTAACAGCAAGTTTAACTCCTTTAGGTTCAAGTTCAGGACTTGAGGCAGTAGGAGAGTTCCTAGACGTTAGTGGAAACAATCTTATTTTTGGTTGTGGTAATAATAAAGTATTTAAAGGTACGTCCACTAATACAGTGTTGACTGAAGTGTCCTTACCCGGAGGTTATTCAGTATCAGCTAATAACTGGAAGATTGTAAACTTTAATAGTAGTGCTTACTTTTTTCAACAAGGTTATGAGCCTTTAGTTTACTCTAACTCCGCTGGCTTACAAAAGATGTCAGCAGTAACCAGTGCAGCAGGAACACCTCCACAGGCTAATGAAGCTATAGGTGCTTATGGTAGGCTTTGGGTAGCTGACTTTGCTGCTGATAAGTCTACAGTGTACTGGTCTGATTTATTAGGTGGACATAAGTGGACTGGAGGTTCATCAGGTTCCATTAATGTAGCAAATGTATGGCCTGATGGGTACGATGAAATAGTAGCTTTGGCTGCATGGAACGGATATCTAGCGATTCTAGGTAAACATTCCATTATTATATATCAAGGAGCTACATCGCCCTCCAGTATGTCCCTGTTGGACACTATAAGTGGTGTAGGGTGTTTAAGTAGGGACAGTGTACAGTCTACAGGAACGGATTTAATATTCCTGTCTAATTCAGGAGTAGTAAGTCTAGGAAGGACTATACAGGAAAAGTCCATGCCACTGACTACAGTGTCCGGTACTGTTACTGATGACGTTGTATACTATATTTCATTAGAGTCGGACAAAAAGAAAATTAAAGCAATCTTTAGTCCTGAAGAATCCATTTATTTACTAATTTTTCCTACCAGTGAACTTATTTATTGTTTTGACATGAGGGCTAAACTGGAAAATGGATCACATAGGGCAACTACATGGTCCAGTTCTTCAGTTTTAACTGGGGTCAGAACCATAGCAGGAGACTTGTTATTTGGAGGCTCCGCTGGATTAACACAGTACGATGGATACATAGACGGTACGGAAACAACGTACCACATGAGGTATTTTAGTAATGAATTATCCTTTGGTGATCCTTCAAGACTTAAGATACTAAAGGAAATAAACCTGATTATGGTCGGTGGTCAAAACGTAACAGCTACTGCTAACTGGGCTTATGATTTTTCAAACGCCTTTAACCAACAATCGTTTACTATAGCGGACGTTAGTTTAGCGGAGTACAACGTATCGGAATACAATACGGCTGCGGAATATTCTAGCGGTATTATTATTGCGGATGATTTTGTTAAGACCACAGGACAAGGTAAATCAGTTAAGGTAGGAGTAGAGGCAATTATTAATGATAATGCCCTCTCCTTACAACAAATGAATGTTAAAGCATTGATAGGTAGAATGACATGAGTAACTACACAAAGACAACAAATTTTCTTGTTAAGGATTCTTTGGCATCCGGTAACTCTGCTAAAATTGTTAAAGGTGCAGAAATTGACACTGAATTTGACAATATAGCAACCGCTGTTGCCACTAAAGCGGATACGGCTAGTCCTACTTTAACAGGAACGGTAACGGCAACTACCGTCAATGTATCAGGAACCCTCACAGCAGGGGCTATTGAAGGAGGGACATACTGATGAGTATAACAAGTCTAGGAGGATCACTTGGAGGAGGATCAACACCTTGGTCAACCGTAAGTGAATATTTTAAAGGAATTGGAAGCGCATTTGACAATTTAATAGGAGATCCAACATTAGGAAAAATAGGCGGTGCTGCTTTAGTTGAAAAAACTTTAGATGATCTTAGAGATGCTGGAAGACTAGCTACTACCGGATCAGCAGCTATTGGATCAGAAGCACAAACAGCCTCTCAATTTAAACCTTTTACTGTAACTACTGGAACTGGAGATACATTAACGACTACTCCTGAAGGTGGTTATAATGTTGGATTAGGGGATAGACAAAAGCGTTTTCAAACTGATCTATTTAACAAATTTGCAGCAGACGTTAATCCTTATGGTAGACCTGAATTGCAGCTTACTGGAGCAAGTGACAGAGGCTATGATCCGGTGTACGCCAAAGCTATGCAGGGAACTCAAAGTTTATTTTCCCCTATTTTACAAGATCCTGAAACTCGATCTCAGGCTATTTATGAATTATTAAGACAAACTCAAATACCTGATGAACAACGTCAACAGGCGTTATTGGACGAAGCCTTGGTTAACAGAGGTAGACAGGGGATGCGTACAGCCATGTTTGGAGGTACTCCTGAACAACTGGCTATGAATAAAGCCCTACAGGAAACTCAGGCAGCTACAAGACTAAAAGCTATGGAAATGGCTAGAGCTGAACGTGCTGATGATTTAGGTACACAAAGAGCGTTGTTTGATTTGTCCGGTGCTGCATTAGCGGCTCCTGAAGCTGTTAAAGCTGCTCAACTACAAAATCTTACTGGTATGTTGGGTCTAGGTTATACTCCTTCTCAGATGGCTATGGGTGCTATACCTACTGCTACTGATATTGCATCTATTGCAGACACAGGAAGAAGACAAGGTGCTGGATATTTAGCTGATACTGGTATAGCAGGACTACAGGGAATGTTACAGTCTG